TGCTGTGCTGCAATAGCCGCTGGAAAAAGGTTCATTGCCCTTCATTCGATTAAAAACGGCATTCACCGTAGCTTTTACCAGCCCTGCAAAATTCACCTCGCCTTTCACCGTCAGCTCAGTGCAGGCCAGCTTACTGCCCTCTCCGCTTTTATCCACGTTCCCGCCGCACTCGACTTCAAAAAAGCGCGGGCTATCCTTCAACGGGTAGTAGTTCAGCACATCCAGCGGGTTCTCGCAAGCGTGCATACCAGCGTGGCAGCAGTCGGCCTTGTCCTCATGGTAGGTCTTGCCCACCTCATACTGCTTGCCACGGCACTGCATATTTTTGTCCATGGCCTTGTATGCAATGATCTTTTCACTCATGGGTGGTGTCCTCCTTTTCCTTAATGATCTCGCTGACGGCAGTTTCCATCTTTTCTCGAATGCCGGGAGGGTTGCGCTTGCTGTTCAAAATCAGTGAACAGTAGCTTCTCGAAAATCCAAGATGCTTTGCTACGTCGTCTACTGTAATCTGGTTGCTGTGCATCCGGCCAATCAGACGGCCAGTCCACGGTTCGGGCTTAATCATGGCTTGTCACCCATTTCAGAAGCATCGCCACAATCCAGATCGCCGTTGATACGCCGAAAGAGAACTGCCAACCGATGAGCATGCAGATAAGCCACCAAAGGCCGGAAATGACGGCCCACGAAAAGCCAAAAGCAACAACAATGAGCGCAATCGATGCAAGCGCAAGCAGAAATGTTTCAAAATCAGGCATTTGCTTCCTCCTTTTTAAGTTGTATGGGTGCTGATGTTCAGTATTTTGCTGATGCTCTGCAAAATCCCGGGGGTCTCGATTTCTCCCGTCTTTACCTTGTGCAGATATGAACGGTCGAAATATCTACCCGTGTCCTCTTTGACCTGCTCAATCAACCAATCATTACGCTTGTCCATTTGAATCAGCGCAATCTCGATTTGCTTGCCAAATTCACAAAGAGGCTTCTTTTCTGTCATTTTTTCACCTCCAAACTATTGATTTTTACGCATAGGTGTAATATAATGAAATTGCTAGAAATCATGTATTACGCCATCGCGGTATGGTCTTAGTATAATACGCTTTCGCGTAAAATACAAGACTTTTTTAAGCGTTCGCGTAATTTCGGCGCAACTCACAATTTGAGGTCTGGAATTATGGCAAACTTGTACAACAATATCGAAAACCTCTGCAAAAAGCGCGGGGTCAACGTGACAACGATGTGCAGAGATTCCGGTGCAAGTCGTGGCTCTTTATCCGATTTGAAGTCTGGTAGAAAGCAGACATTGAAGTACGAGACGCTTGAAAAAATTGCAAATTATTTTGAGATAAGCGTTGAATCTTTGGTTTCTGGCAATGAAAGCCAAAAAGAAAAGCTCGCTCCCGGCGGGAGCGAGCTGGATGCAAAGGCGCAGGCCACTCTTAATAAGATGAAAAAGCTTTCGCCTGAACAGCAGGCGGCATTTTGGGATATGCTGAACACTACGATTGATGCCGTTTTGAATATGCCGGATGGTGACGGGAATGGCTAATCTAAAACAGGAAGAAAAGGCCATCAAAGCCATTTATGATTATTATGAAAGTAAAAATCGTAATGGTTATTTAGGAAAGGCGTACTTAAATCGGGTCGTAGGAGAAGAAAATGTTGACTCGGTTTTGTCGATTCTTCGTGCTGATGGATATGTAAAAGTAGAAGGTATTGAACCAAGCGTTCGCATAGGAGAAAACAATCCCGCTGTTGTTAGGCTGACGGATAAAGGAAAAACTTATTTTGTTGACCAACAAAGAAAGCAGAGAATCAGCCGCAGGCAGTTCTTTCAAAGCGCTGCCATCGCGGTGATCTCTGCTGTTGTGAGTACGTTATTGACGCTTTTGGTGACTCAAAGGAGCGAAGAGTCTGAAACTTCCAGCTCATAGGAGCAAGGGTCGAGGCTGGTAACGTATACAGATCTGTATTTGCGCGGTGCTCTTGCTTCTTTGCTGCCTAGTGTAATGGAAAGGTATCCGCCAAGACCGTCTTTGATATGGAAATGCGTATCAGGGCACAGCTCCATAAGGTCTGCAAGGGTAACGCCTTTATAAGTAACTTCTGTTTTAAGGTACTCTAAAGGGATGCCGACGCACTTTTGATCTGGATCCTGTTTGGGCTTAGGCTGAAAAATCGCAAAGTCATTGAGATGAAGGAACTCGTAAGCGAGAATCGCAAACATTGCGATAACAAACACGGCGATGATGAAAAGAAGCACATTATTCGACATTTTGCGTTGCCTCCTTTAAGAGTTTATCCACGTCGATACCAAGGGAAAGTGCAATCTTGATTTTCTCAAGTATAACACATTCTGTGGTTTCTTTCATCAATTTTGTGCTATTTTCTTGCACTTTATTTTCCTCCTTTGGCATTTTCCTTGATAATTTAGCTTTTCGGCAGCTAGTTGGCTGCCTATTTTTGTTTATGTGAGGTGCTTATTATGGCAAATGCCTGTCCTGTCTGCGGCGGCAAGCTGGGCCTTCTGAACCGTGAGAAAAGCGCTGACGGCTTGATTTGCGCCAGCTGCAGCAACTTTTTCTTTTCAAAATTGGGCATCCGAGCAGCAAAGCAACCGACAGCCGCCCTTGCTGATTACTGGGCTACGTTGGAAGGCCGCCGCAAGGCGTTCAAGGAGACCGATTCCATCTATGATGGAGATGCGCTTTTTGTGTCCATCGACAAGTCAAACCGACTGTTTTGCTTTGGGCATCGCGGCGGTGATAAAGGCCCTCGCATGATCTACAGCTTTGATGAAGTCGCCGGTTACGAATCGGACGCGCCAGACGATCTGACGGTGACAGAAACTAAAGGCGGCATTGGCCGGGCCGTGATCGGTGCAGCCGTTGCCGGTCCTGTGGGTGCGATCGTGGGCGCTGCTACCGCCAAAACAGAGACCCGCAAAGGCAGCCGCAGCAAAGAAAACGTTTCCATCCGTTTTACGCTCCCTCTTGGAGAAACCAGTCTGCCGACAACGGTTTATCCAGGCGGAATGACCGCGTTTCTCAAGAGTTGCAAAGGCTCTCCAGAACATCCTCGGGGCAGCGCTCCGGCTGCCCCCAGCGCCGCTGATGAGCTTTTGAAGTTTAAGCGGCTACTGGATATGGGGGCCATTACGGAAGCGGAGTACAACACAAAGAAATCTCAGCTGCTTGGCCTGTAAACTTGTTCACAACCATATTGTGGATTTGCGCTGACATTTCAGCTTATTCGCGGTTGCAAGGCTGTTGCAAATTTTGCAACAGGTCAGCGGCTACAGCCCCGCCTGGCTCACCGGCGGCGTTACGAAGGGCTTGCACCTCCGGCAGGGCCCTATCTTGAATGTAAGCGCGAGCAAGGCGCTGCTGCTCCGGGGTCATATCCAAATAGCAGGCCAGCAGGGAACGGGCATGTGTGCGAAAGTGTGACAGCTTTTTCATAACTCATTCCTCCCAGGGTGCAGGGGTGTGGTCGGTTCCGGTCAGGATGCTGGCGGGCATTCCGTCGATGATGGTCATTTCAGCTTCTTTGCCGTTTCTTTGCTCAAAATCCATTTTGTTTTCTCCTTTCTTTTGTGCACATCTACGATTTATAATCCAGATTTTACCATGCGCCGTTGGAAAACAAAATACGGATAAAATTTGTCGAATGGCGCAGACTTTTTCTGCGCCATTTTTTGTTAAAAACACACTGGTTTTATGGGGGTGAAAGTATGAGTTATTTTACGGCGAGCCAAATCGGGAAAGCACTTGCAAAAGCACGGGTGTCTGCTGGCCTGAGCCAAGCGGAGATCGCAAGGCGCATCGAAAAAGGAGAGCGCACCGTGCAGAGCTGGGAAAAAGGATGCACCAGCCCGGACAGTGACGAGATCATGGACTGGTGCACGGCGTGCGGGGTGTCACCCATCGCGATTTTCATGGAGATGCTCCACCCGGATCTGTACAAAGTGCCGGATAACGGCAAGGCCGACGATGAGCTAAACGCAGAGTTGCGCCGTCTCGTGGTAAATCTGCCGTCGCTGACGAAAAGGCTGCTGCTTTTTATTCTGAAGGGTCTGCACGGCAGCAGTCCGCCTGCTGTCATATCGGAGATGGCGGCAAACCTCCACTGTCCCCTGAACAACAGGGTCAGCGTGTGCGGAACCATCATAGACCAGTATACCTATGCGCAGATCGCGGGCCTTGACCCATGCCCAGACGCTCCGCATCCTCCCATTGACGACCTGAAGATCAACTACAGGGCCGGAAGGGCCGCTGCCGAAAATGGTGCATTCGGATATATCGGGCAGAAAAAGGGGTAAGCCATGAAATGCGTGAGACCATGCTGCCGGAAGGAGATCCCGGATGGTGCTTCTTTTTGCCCGTGGTGCGGGAAGAAGCAGCCGGAAGCCGCCCCGCAGCAAAGAAAAAAGCGCCGCCGTCCCAAGGGCAGCGGCAGCGTGTATAAACTGAGTGGAGCGCGGGCAAGACCGTATGTGGCTCTTACAGCCCAAAGGGACGTTCTGGGGACGTTTGAAACAGCAGGCGAAGCCGTACAAGCACTGGACGCTTACAACGCCCAGAACACCCCCGCAGCGCGTCTGAAATGCACCTTTGCGGATGCCTATGCCCAATGGAAAGCGCAGCCCAAATTTGACAAGCTCAGCACGGACATGCAAAATGGGTACGAGCTGGCCTATGCAAAGGCTGCGCCGCTATACGACCGACAATTGCGGGACTTGAAAGCTGCAGATTATCAACAGGTCATTGACGCAATGGTGGAAAAGGGACTTTCCCGCAGCTCCTGCGAAAAGCAGCGCACGCTTTTCAGCCAGATCTGCGAGTGGGCAATGGCGCAGGACATCATAAACAAAAATTACGCCATGCTGCTGCAGCTCCCGGCGGCTACAGGCAAGGAAGAACGCACCCTGACTGCCCAAGAGATCGAGCAGATCAGCAGCCGACAGAATGACCCGAAGTTTGGGCAGACGGCGCAAATCGCAATGGTTCTGCTTTATACCGGTATGCGCATTGACGAGCTGCTTTCCATGCGCTGCGAGGATGTGCACCTGAAAGAGCGTTACATGCAGGGCGGTGAAAAGACAGAAGCAGGCAAGAACCGCATTATCCCCATCCTTGAGCCCATTTACAAGATCATTGCCTCTTGGATGCTGGACAGCGGGTGCGAATGGCTGATTCCATCCAAAGCCGGCACAAAGCTGGACAAGCGCAACGTGGCTACAAAGTTCCGGGCATTGATGCAGGAATGCCATATAGAAGGCGTGCATCCACACACCCTGCGCCACACGGCCAGTAGTAAGATGGTGGAGTGCGGCCTGGAAAAGACCGCAGTGCAGGCCATTCTTGGGCACAAAAATTTCTCCACCACGGCAAACAAGTACGTGTCCCACAACGACCCGGCCTATTTGTTGCAGGAAATGCAGAAGATGAAGTACTGATTTGTTAGATTGTTTGTTAGGTTATCACGTTCATTCAGGAGATTTCAAGGTATTTTAAGCAAAAAGAAAAACGCACGGACGATTCATTTTTATCGTTCGTGCGTTTATTTTTGGAGCTGGTGACAGGAGTTG